GGCGGGCAGACGTTTTACGCGGACGCCGCCGTGACGGAGGATGGCTCCGTGCTCATTCGGGCAGACAGCGAGGAGTATTCTGCGTTCGAGCTGGCGAAGCACGAGGGATATCATATCCTCGCCAAGCGCTGGCCGGAGATGGCGGAAAAGATCCAGAAGCGGCTGCTGTCTGAGGGCAAGATCACGAAGGAGATGATCGAGAGCTACGTGGACGCCTACGCCGGGATCTACGGTGACGACACGGACGCCTACGTCGAGGAGATCGTCGCGGACACCTACGCAGGCATGAACCGCACAGACTACGGTACAAACAAGCA